CCTGTAAATGTAAACTTTAATATCAATACAGTTGATGCTAGAGGGTTCAATGAACTATTAACTAATAGTAGAGGTGTAATAGTAAATATGATTAATAGTGCTGTAAATGAAACAGGCAGACAGGCAATAGTATGAGTGGAGCATTACCAAGTGTAGATTTTAACGCCATTAATTTTAAGAGTGAACAGCGTACATTAGTTTCAACCTCAGATAGTGGTAAAACATTTCGTAGACAAATTGATGGACAACGTTGGTCTTTTACAGTTTCTTATCCCTTAAAAACAAGATCAGACTTCGCACCCATACAAGCCTTCATTATAAAACAACGCTCACAGAAAGAAGATTTCACTATAACCTTCCCCAGCTATTTAAACGCACAGGGTAGTGAAACAGGAACAGTTTTAGTTAATGGAGTTCATGCTGTTGGCGATACTACGATTGCTGTTGATGGTCATGCGGCAGATACTGCTGGAAGTTTTAAAGCTGGTGATCTTATAAAGTTTGCTAGTCATTCAAAAGTTTATATGATTGTTGAAGATGTAACGCCAAGTTCTAATGCGTCAACGCTAACAATAGAACCACCACTAACTAATGCACTAGCAGATGATGAAGCTGTAACTTATGACAGTGTACCTTTTACAGTTCATTTGAATAGTGATGTGCAAGAGTTCCAAACAAATCAAGTTAATAGTTCTGGAAGTTTATTATTTAGTTTTGAATTTGATGTTATTGAGAGTATCTAATGGCAAGAGGATTAACAAGTGCTGTCAAAACAGAATTGGCAACAGGAAATATTAATCCTGTTCATTTAATTCATTTAAACTTTGCTACCCCAGTATATTTAACCGATTGTAGTTTTGATTTAACATCAAGTATTTCTGGAAGCTCACAAACATACACAGCAAGCGGTCATATTCTTGGAATTGGTAATACGCAAGAAGGAGCAGAGCCAATTAAGAACTCACTTAATTTAAGTTTATCTGGAGTAGATCAAACATATATAGCTGTGGCATTAAATGAAAATATTATTAATGATGTAGTGCAAATCTACAGAGGTTTTTTAGATAGTTCTAACGCATTAATTGCTGATCCTTTTTTATTATACGAAGGTTTTATAGATCAGTATTCAATAGAAGATGATACTCAAACTGCTGGAATAGGTTTAAGTATTACTTCGCATTGGGGTAATTTTGAAAAAGTATCTGGACGAAGAACAAGTGATAATTCTCAACAAAGATTTTTTTCTGGTGATAAAGGTTTTGAGTTTAGTGCATTAACAGTTCAAGACATTAGGTGGGGTAGAGAATAATGGGATTTGGTAGTTTTATAGGAAGTATAATATCAATAGTAAAACCTATTGTAAGTTTTGTTTCCCCTATTCTTTCGGCTGTTAGTATTGCGGCAACTGCTTTAACTTGGTTAAGAAAACCAGATGAACCAGAATTTAATTTTGATAGTACAGCAGAGAACATAGCAAAAGGTGTTTTATTAAATAAGACAGCCGCTAATGGTCAAATACCAGTAATTTATGGAACAAGAAAAGTTGGCGGTACATTAGCTTTTCTAGAAACATCTGGAACAGATAATCAATATTTATACATGGCGTTAATTTTAGGTGAAGGAGAAATTGATGATATTACTTCCATATTTATAAATGATAATCAAGTTACTTGGTCTGGAGATTTAGCAGATAATACACAAGTTACAGTAAATGCTAGTGATAGTAATTATTATAAAGATAGTGCAAGTTTAATCACAGTTGAGCCACATTTTGGTTCTGACTCACAAACAGCTTCAAGTCTTTTATCTACTCTTAGTTCTTGGACAAGTAACCATAGATTAAGAGGTGTTTCTTATTTAGCTTTACGTTTACAGTGGAACTCTGACGCTTTTGGTTCTATTCCAACAGTTAATGCAATCGTCAAAGGTAAAAAAATTTATAATCCAAACTTAGACGGAACAAAAACAGGTGGTACAGGCTCTCACAGAGAAGATGATAGTTCTACTTGGGAATATTCAGATAATCCAGTTTATCAATTATTAGATTATTTACGAAACGATAGATATGGAATGGGGATAGCAAATAGTTATTTTGATTCTAACTATGCTGATTGGCAAACTGCTGGTGATATTTGTGATGCTGATATAACGCCTTATAGTGGGGCTAGTGCTATTGATTTAATTAATAGCCATGCTGTTATAGATACTTCACAAAAGGTTATAGATAACGTTAAAAAATTCTTAACAGGATCAAGAGCATTTTTAAATTATTCTGCTGGAGAATATAAAATCACAGTAGAAAGTTCTGGTAGTGCTTCTATTACTTTAACAGAGGACAATATAATCGGTGGTATAGGTGTTTCTTCTAAAAATAAAAATGAAAGATTTAACAGAGTTATTGTTACCTTTATTAATCCAGATAAAAATTACCAAGTAGATGAAGCTCAGTTTCCACCTGTAGATGAAACAGGTTTAGCAAGTGCTGACCAACACGCAACAATGAAAACAGATGATGGTGGTATTTTATTAGAAGGTCGTTTTGATATGCCAACAATAACTAATCCATATCAAGCTCAAGAAATGGCTGAAATAATTTTAAGAAGGTCTAGATCAAGTTTAGATGTTACATTAACAGCAGACGGAAACGCAATAGATCTAGTTGTAGGGGATATTGTAAATATAACTCACGCCACTCCAAGTTTTAGTGCAAAACCATTTAGAGTTTTATCAACAACTATTAACCCAGATAGTTCAGTTTCTTTACAGCTAACAGAACATCAAGATAGTTATTACACATTTGGAACACAGCAAGAAGTTGCCACAATTCCAGATACAACATTGCCTAATCCTTTTAGTATTCTTCCACCAGCAAGTGTTAGTTTAGATGATGATTTAGTAGAATATAATGATGGAACTGTCATAACTAGATTAAAAATAACAGTAGGTGCTTCTACTGATAACTTTGTTGATAATTATGAGGTACAGGTAAAACAAACTTTAGATAAAGATGATAATGCTGTAACTGATGAATTTAGAGAAATAGCAACAGGTAAAATTTTAGAATATCAATTATTAAATGCAATAGATGGGGCAACATACCAAGTTAGAGTTAGAGCTGTTAATAGTTTAGGGGTAAAATCAACATATATTTCTGAAACAAGAAAAATTGTTGGTGCTACTGAACCACCGCAAAATATTACAGCTTTTGGTTTATCTATGGTTGGTTCTGATCAAATGCAATTATCTTGGACACCTGTCACGGATTTAGATGTTGAATTTTATGAAATACGCTATCAAAAAGTAGGTAGTGGTGCTTCATGGTTTAATTCAACAGATTTAGTTCAAGTTCCTAGAAGAAAATCTAATAGTGTTCTAGTTAATAGTATAGAGCCACCTTTTGCTTTAGGAATAAAAGCAGTAGATAAATTAGGTAATGAAAGTCTTGAACCAGCATTTATTTATTCTAATACTTTTGGTTTAAATAATTTTAGTAATGTTTCAACTATTAATGAACACCCAGATTTTAATGGAACAAAAACTAATGTCTTTAAAAGGCAAATAGATGGTACACCTTGTATTACTTTAGATACAATAACCTTATTTGATTCTACTACTGGATTATTTGATAGCATTGATTCTAATTTTGTATTTGAAACAGGCGGTGTAAATAAAAACATTATTAGTTCTGGAACATATGATTTTGAAAACACGCTAACTTTACCAGATGTTTATGATATGACTTTTTCTGTGGAGATAGATATGGTTGCAGATGATCCTTACGACTTATTTGATTCTGGGCGTACTGCTGAATTATTTGATTTTGCAAAAGCACCATTTGATGGAAATTTACCTACAAATGCTGGAACAGTAATTCAAATAGGTGCTAGTAATACATCACTAGATGATATTTCTACCTTTACTGGTATTGCTCAACAAGGAACATTTACAGGTAGATATTTTAAATTTAAATCGGTTTTATTATCTAATAATAATCAAGCTAGAGCATTAGTAAAAGAATTAAAAGTTAAGATTAATATAGAAAAAAGAAACGAAACTGGAGATGATGTTGTTTCTGGTGCTGGTTCTAAATCTATTACA